GATGAGTTCAAGCGAAATGGTCTGTTGTCCAGCGTACTTTGTGACTGAGTATGAAAGATACTCTGATGTCATTCCGGTATCTGATGGAGCTGCAGACTCTGCAGTTGATGCAACTGTTGGAGCTGTGTCAGTTGGCACAATCAGTGATGGAATATTCAGCGTTAGACCAGATGCAGGGAGTACTGCTCGAGAGCAGGCATCCACGGCTGGACGGCCAAAGTTCGTATTGCTGACGAACATATTGGATAGGTACTGAGTTGGATTAAAAGCTGTGTTAGTTGTCATTGAGTCTGCAGCTGCACGAACATAAAGTGCTGAGTCCTCATCGCCTAACTTGGCTTTGATGGTGTGCAGTGCATATCCACCCATTGATTGAATAGGGGAGCGTGGTGATGTGAAATAAGGCGCAGCGGCCTTAATTGTTGGACGTACAGCGGCAGCGGCTTCAACTACTGGAGCTTCCTCTGTGGCCTCAACTGGTACTTCTTCGGGAGCAGTCGTCACGACAGACTCACTTTCTGTTGTTGGGTTTGTTGGTTGTGCCGCTTCGCTTTCGCTAGCTGCGACCTTAGTTACGACTGCATCGCTAAACGCAGGTGATTCGACTAAGGAAACTTCTTTCATAATTGCTTCTTGAACATATAACGTGCCATCTTTTGACGGTTTTGATGCCACAACTTCCACACCGATTGAAAGTGAAGCGATAAGTCCTTCACTTGCCCGGATAAGAAAATCTTGGCCAGTGGCAGAGCTTGAAATCTTGAATGAGCCGGTGATCTGTGTATCACTCGTCTGGAATGCTTGAGCGCGACCGATTGGATTTGTAGAGTCATGGTTAGCCAGTAGCTTTACATTTTTTGTATCTGGAATGGAGATACTGCCCGGCTCGAAGATAACTGGGCCAACGGATGTGTAGCCGACCTTGTTAAAGGGTACGACAACGCCAGCAATAATGCGGCGCTCTACATCGGCGGCCTGTATCTCGCTACTAAAATTAAGTCTCATGATTGTTCCCCTTCTTTGTTGCCATCTGGTGTTAGATCTTCCATCTCTTTGGCTTGATCGATTGAAATCAAGCCCATTGTTAATAGCATCTGTGTCACTGTCAGGCGTGTCATTGGATCTACTTGTAAGAAAGTCTCATCGATAGAGAAGCGCACTTCTGTACCACGTGGAGTTAAATCATCCATAGATAAGCGACATGAAATCGCATCTAGATATGGCATTAACGTATAAGCGGCGAACTCTTTGCGCTGATCCAATACATTTTGATAAGTGTTAGTACGTATCATCTCTGCATCGATCATGTTTGCCGGTACGTTACAAGCGCGTGCTAAATCAAGTGCTAAATAAGCTTTAGCCTCGTTATACATCATATCTTTTGGCGAAAATGAAATCGGATTAAACTCTAATGTGCTTGTCAGATATGCAGTGGCTTTTGCACTGCGTGCAGTTTTCCAAGAGTTAAGAATGCCTTGGACTTGTTGATCCGGTAAATCTGCGCCAGTGTTCTTGATGTATCCGCTACCCATAGGTGTCTGTGCTGCAACAGCTGCAGCCTTTTCGATGTCAATCGCTGCGCGAATAGTTGTCTGATTGCGTACGAGTAATCCTTGGTCAAATGCTTGGAATGTAATCATTGATCCAACGCCGCTATCTGGAATGCGTACATTGTTAATCATGTAGTACTCGACTTCAGTGTTATTGGAGTTGTACTTAACAGTTACGCGATCATTCTGCACCCATGAAAAGCGAGCAGGTCGATTATCATCTTGATAAACCTCTTCGACCTTCCAATAAGCTACGCCATAGTAAAAAAGCGAGTCGGCAGTCCATGCGATAGTAACTTCTCTAGGTTGTCGTTTATCCGGCTGCTCAACCCACACCATGTTTGGCAATTCTTCGCCAGTGCTCTTGGAATATGTCTCAAGAGGAATAGTTGCGATCGTGCCACAGATTAAATTACGACAACGTGCTATTGCAGGCACGCTAGCTGCATCTTGTCGCAGTAATGAGTTGGCGTAATTGTTATAGCCACCGTATGAACCTGCGCCCCAATATGTACCAAAGGGTGCATCCATAACAGGTGGATTAAGTTGTGCAGAGACGCGAGCGTTAGAGGTAGCTTTGGCTCGCAGCCCGAATGTCTCTAGTAATCCCATGGACGAATAATCGCCAAATGTCAAGCATTTATCCGAAATCGCTCGGCGTGTCTAACTGTAAACTTTAGCCTCAGAGATTGGTTGTGCTAGGACGTGGATAACCATGGCTAAGCCAATAGCGATGTCTACAGGCCCTGCAGACTTTCGCCGGACAATACGCCACGATGAGTCGTTGCTCTTGGCAGCGCAGTTGAGCATATGCTGGATGAGCAACTTTTGCCCCGAATGGACAATCCGAGAGTTTGAAAGAGCCTCATGAAAATCTGAACAGGCAGTGTAGAACGATGCGCCCGATACGTCTTGGACTCTGACACCACTTCGCTCTAATCGAGCTGCGACAGAGGCGGTAGTGTACTTATCAAAGCAGACAACTCTGGGGTAGTAGAGATCGCACCACTTTTTGATAGCAGCTGCAATCTTAAGCTCATCGATGCTTATCTGAGAGTGGAAAGTCTCCAGCACTGCCACACCAATACGACCGTCCGGCATTATCTGACCCATGACCAGACTTGCATCGCGCCTACTTGGGCTAATATCGAATGCAAAGACCGTCAGAGGCCCGGGTGACATCGATAAGGATTTGTCGCTACAAGCCTCAACTGCTCCATGAGGCCAAGGCGATTGAAGGCTATCGATCCATTGGCATAGAGTCTCAGTCCTCGTAGTCTCGATGCTAGATGTAGAGATTGACTCCTCGATATTCTCCTCGCTGATTGTGTAACCCAGAGCAGGATTGGCAGCAGCCCAGCCTTTTTTGTCCATAATCTTGGCAAACTGAGGCGCGCTCCATTCATAAAAGCCGAATGATTTTGGCGGTGAAGATAGAGCTCTCTCGCGCATCCCATTGAGGACTGTTGAGAAAGCATCACCGGCATTAGAGGTCAGCAAGGTCTGGGCATTAGGACGTGCTCGAGTCACTGGGGTAGCAGCTGAGAATGCTTCCTCACCGATTTCACGGATTTCATCCATATAGAGATAGTCGGCAGTGCGCCCACGACTGCCATCGCGTGTAGCTGCTACAACATCCAAGCGAGCGCCGTTATTCATCACGATTGACTCGGTACCGTTTGCAAAGCGGATGGCCTGTACTTGCTTGCTCAGATGATCGTGCGACTCTATGGCATAAGCGACCTCACGAAATGTGGCCAAGGCCATCGATCTATTGGATGAGAGGATGACGATATTCTTCTCATTAAAGAGAAAGAGCCCGGCCAAGATACGCATCCGCGCTAGATGAGTCTTTCCATTCTGACGAGCGCATAAAACTAGATTTGTCTTGCGAATAAACGCCCCGGCCTTATCGACTGTCGTCATGTCATCTAGCACCCAGCGTTGCCATGGTAATAGGGGTACAGAAATCGAGTCTGCTAGATCGCTTATCTCAGCCCCATAATTCTTACCCTTGAGCAAAGGGCTGTGTAGGCGTGCCTTAGTCGCCCCCAGCAGCTTCTTGTTAATCTTTGGACTCACGCGGTCTGTCCCTGCTCTGGCTGGCCCATACAGGGCCCAGACTGCACCGTTCCGACCGTATCAAGGGGAGATAAGGATTGGAAAACAGGTGGGGTAGAGGTCTGCCTCAAAAAAAAGCCCTGTGAGCGTGAGCCTTTCGAGATGTTACATCGCTTACAAGCTGCGACCATGTTATCTAGATCGTAGGCATCACCACCCTTGATTATTGGGATGATGTGATCGACCTGCGTTGCATCACCACCACAGTAGAAGCACACCCAGTTATCACGATGTAATACTTTCAAACGCTGGCTCTTGTACTTATGTGTAACTCTAGGGTCTGTCTTCTTAGCACTCATCAGTAATACCCATGCTTCTTATGAAAGGTCAGTGCATCACACATAGTCCTATAACGTGTATGTATGTACTGAATGGTTAGGTCTATCTGTGTATATGGATCACGTGATTGGTATGTCTTAGACTCCATCTGTCCTATACCGTAGTGATTGCCATTACGTGCTAAGTAGTTGTAATGACTCTCTTTGATAATGATTGAGTCAAAGCACATAAACTCTGTAAAGTCAGTAAGTCTTGAATGTGCGTAGAGTCTTAACGCATCGATAGATATACCAGCTGCTAAAGATGGCATAGGTATCGCCATTTGTATTAGTACTAGTAGTACAAGCATTGATCTAAGAGCATGTGATTTATCAATCAACTTATAGGGATTAGATTGATTCTCTCTTAGGGGAGTCAAATCCATCCCCGCTTGTATGTGTCCAGCATACATCCTCGTGTCAAGCACATCCGTATAAGTGCTGGTCAGAGCGGCGTGTCGGATTCTCATAATGGTTTCACGTAATCTGCCGGTGCATGTTCATCGCAGCTATATCCCCTTGGATCAACGAAGATGAACCATTTAACAGGTAACTTACAATCGCTAAAATAGCAGGTCATGAACTTCATAACGTAGGTTCCGTAGGTTGTATAGGTTCAGGCAACCGGCCAAACATTGTCCAGGTATCTCTGTTGTGAACTACTTTGATGTGCCAATACTGTTTACATGCAATACATCGCCAATACATATCAGGGTAGGTTTTTATCCCTTTTGGTAAATCGCATATATGGCCGTCAAAAGGTGCATTAGCTAGCCTGCGCTCATCTTGCTCCACAAGCTTGGCCTTGCGCCTATTCTCTACTTCACACAAGAAGTTTCTTAACTCAATAATGTTCATGTCAGATGCTCTTTATGTCCGCAATCTTTACACTCCATAATTGCGTTATTGCCGCACATCTTGACCTTAGTGCTGTGGCTTTTACATTTATTACACATTGCCGCCCCATCCATCACCCTTAAATGAGACCCCAAAGGATCCGTATATCTGCCTCATGGCTAAGTTGCAGCAATAAGGCGCATTCTCTTCGTGTATCGAGCGAATGGCCGTTATGCGTATATTGCAGCTGATACATTCATATTCATAAGTCGGCATCTAGGCGTTATCCATCTGACATACACCCATGGCCCCGCACTTGGTGCATTCGAGTACCTTGACATTAGGTGGCAGGGTATCGGTCACAATCCGCTCTATCTGATCTGTTATCTTCTTGCATAGTCTGCATTCAAATCGAAGAGCCATAGACAGACTTCCTTAAATCCTTAATAGGCAAGAGATCGCGCTGATTGACCCAGAAGTTGCGATCTAATGGATTGAAATACTTATCTCGCTTGGCCCATGAGACGGGCATCCATCCTGCGATAAAGTAAACAGGGGAGCGCCCGGTAACTAATACAGCTACATCATCTGGCCGGTCATGCTCGCTCAGGATTAAGTGACCAACCTCGTATTTTGTCCACTTAACTTCGACTTTAGGGCCTATGTCTGCCTCATTCTTGAAGGTATTGACCGTAGGCAGGAAGTTGCGGACGCCAAAATACATGGCGACAGCTATCTCACTACCTACGGCCTCGGCATTCTGACTCACGTATTCATGGAAGTTAATACGCTTGTCATGCCTTGAGTGATGATCGGCCCGACCACCAATCTCTGTAACCCTTTTAAGCCCGATTGTGTGGGCCTGTGTCTCTTGTAAGTAATCGAGTACTACCTTGGTTACTTGCGGCACTTGTAGCACATCCATAGGACTGCCTCACCGTCTGCTAATCGATATTCCATACCGCCTAGAGATTGCTCCCAGTCAAAGCAGCTATCACACTGCTTTAGGGGAGTAGTTGAGGTTGAGCCGTCATCATGGATGGTTGTGGCAAAGCCGCTGTTAAGATGTATAAAGCTAATCTCACCCATTAGATGCCTCAATATCATGTCCCATAATTGATTCACCAATTATTAAAAGCAATAAACCAACATCCATATCTTCCATGGGTTCGGGCTGGTGATTTCTTACAAAGTTCATCAACTCAATTTTTAATAAAACAGCGTGGGGTGCTAACTCAACACCCTGGATTAAATCGCCGACTTGTTGCCAAGTCATAATCTCTCTTTTAGGCTTCACAACCATACCGGCTTGCACTGGTCGCTACGATCTGCTGATTTACAGGTATAGCCCGTGTAATCCTTGCCAGTCTTAGCCGATGTACCTTGCTTAAAGTTCATTTCACCATGTCGGCAGTGTGGAGCTTGTACTGGAGCCGCTGGAGTCTCCAGTACATCCTTGACAAGAGTCAGCGTTGAACCAAGAGCACTCGTGCCTGTCTCTTTTTCGGTCTGCTTAACTGTCAGTGTGGCCCAAAGGTCATCGCTGCTGGCACAGGCTTGGCATACTCAACGCGTGCCATATCCTCTTTGGTTGCCCGGTTATCGACTGGGATAAGA